AAGTAGAAAAGTGCTTGAATGAGTGAGCTGAATACTTGATAAATTTGGCCTTTAGAGTGATATATAATAAGGAAGAAAGGAGAGTGGGATGAAGCCAGAAAAGAAACGAGTTTGTGCTTATGCGCGTGTTTCAACCATGACAGAAAAGCAACAAGATTCCCTCACCAATCAGCAAGCCTACTATAATTATTTTTTTAAAAATAAAAAAGATGTCGAGTTTGTCGGAGTTTATTATGATCAGGGGATTTCAGGAAAACTGGCCAAGCGTCCAGGCTTTCAGCAGATGTTGGAAGATTGTAGGGCAGGAAAGATTGATGTCATTCATACTAAGTCCATTTCTCGCTTTGCCAGAAACACTGAGTTATTACTTGCAGTAAGCCGGGAACTGAAAACTATTCAAGTGGATATCTTCTTTGAAGAACAAAATCTCCATACCTTATCAAACGAAGGAGAGGTCATGCTTACGGTTCTGGCTAGCTATGCAGAAGAAGAACTGCGCAACATGAGTGAGAACCAACGGTGGGCTTTTCAGAAGAAGTTCCAGCGAGGAGAGCTGGTGATTAACACTAAGCGCTTCTTAGGCTATGACAAGGATGAGAACGGTGAGTTAATCATCAATCCTGAGGAAGCTAAAATCGTCAAACGGATTTATAACCTTTATTTATCTGGTATGGGAGTTCATGTCATCGCAAAGCTATTTAATGAAGAGAAAGTTTCTACGGTAGACGGTGGGAAATGGTATTCAAGTACTATTACCAATATTCTAAAAAACGAGAAGTATAAGGGGGATGCAATTCTGCAAAAATACTATTTTGCGGAAATCAAGGCCAAGCAACGTCTAAACCAAGGTCAGGTGCAGCAGTACCTGATTACAGATAACCATGAAGCTATTGTATCCAGAGAAGATTGGGAATCCGTTCAAAAGATTTTGCGACAAAACAGTAAGAGAGACGCGCGCACAGATTACAACCGACGATATCCTTTGAGTGGCTTATTGAAATGCGAGCATTGTGGCTCTACTTTAAAACGGCAGAAGTATTACAAAGGAAAGGTTGTATGGGTCTGTAGCAAGTACATCCGAGAAGGGAAGGCCGCCTGCATCGGCATGCGCGTGCCAGACGGTGTAGTACAGGATTGGAGTATCCATGAGCCCACAGTGGTAAAGGAGGAGAACATCGGTGGCAAAAAATATTACAGTTATTCCAGCAAAGAAAACGATACAAGTCGAGCAGAAGCAACACATTCAGAAAATCCGAATGGCGGCCTACTGCCGAGTATCCACCGACCAAGACGAACAGCTATCAAGCTATGAGAACCAGGTTCGGTATTACAAAGAGTATATTCAGCAGAATCCTCTCTACGAGTTGGTTGATATTTATGCGGATGAGGGGATTTCAGGAACTAATACCAAGAAACGCACAGAGTTTAATCGGTTGATAGCTGACTGCCGGAAAGGCAAAGTAGATAGAATCATTGTGAAGTCTATCAGCCGTTTTTCTAGGAACACGCTAGACTGCTTGAAATATGTTCGGGAGTTAAAAGAACTTGGAATTGGTGTTACCTTTGAAAAGGAGAATATTGACAGCTTGGATGCAAAAGGTGAGGTGCTCTTGACCATTCTTTCTTCCTTGGCCCAAGACGAATCTCGTTCTATCTCAGAGAATGCGACATGGGGGATTCGAAAGAAGTTTGAACGGGGAGAAGTAAGGGTTAACACAACCAAGTTTGTAGGGTACGACAAGGGCGAGAATGGAAATCTTATCATCAATGAGGAGCAATCCAAGATTGTCAGACGAATCTTTCGGGATTTTTTACAAGGAGAAACACCAGAAAGTATAGCGAGAAGTCTAAAAGAAGAAGGGGTTCCAGGATGGAATGGGAAAGCTAACTGGTATCCCACTACCATTCAAAGAATGCTTCAAAATGAGAAATACATGGGAGATGCCCTCTTACAGAAAACTTATACGGTTGATTTTCTTACCAAGAAGCGCAGTGAGAACCAGGGACAGGTGAATCAATACTATATAGAAGGCAACCATGAGGCTATTATTAATAAGGAAGATTGGGACTTGGTTCAGCTTGAGGTAGAACGAAGAAATCAGTATAGGCAGGATAATCACATCAATTTTTACATTATCCAGTGCGAACAAAATCCATTCACATGCAAAGTATTCTGTAAGGAATGCGGAGGTCTATTTGGTCGAAAGAACTGGACAACCAGTAGAGGAAAGCGGCCTGTCTGGCAATGCAACAACCGATATAAGGTAAAAGGAATACAGGGGTGCACTAATCGCCATATTGATGAAGAAACCCTGCAGCAAGCCTTCCTGAGAGCAATAGAGATTCTTCATGAAAAAAAGGAACAGCTACTAGAAAAGTGGAATAGCTTGAATGAAGAGCAAAAATTAGAGAAGTACCATGCGGCTCAACTAAAGGGACTCCTTGATAGCGAGCAGGAAGTATTTGATGGAAGAAAGATGTGCCAGGTACTTGAGAAGATTATGCTTGGTGAAGACGGCAGCATTACCGTTAAGTTTTTAGAAGGAACAGAAGTAAATTTATAAGGCCATAGCTAAGAGAGGAAGTGCTCATGCTATGGCCTTTTTATTTTTTGAAATACGATTTATTATCTATTATGATTAGTGTAGCAATTGAATTAACCATAATATTTAAAAAATTAACCTAAAGGGTTGAAAAATATTAGAAAATGGTTTATAATTATATTATAAGAGGTAAAATGGAGGAAAATAAAATGATTACAGAATATGGAAAATTTCTAAGAAAATTAAGAATAGACCAAGGCCAAATCCTCAAAACAATGGCAGAAAAGCTAGGTGTCAGCTCAGCCTTTTTATCAGCTGTGGAGAATGGTAAAAAGAAAATCCCAAAAACTTGGGAAGAAAAACTAGTAAAGGAGTACAAGTTGGATGGAGAGCAGTTAGCTGAATTGAGACGTTCCCAGCAAGATAGTCAACAGTTGATTGAAATCAATCTGGAAATGTTAACTGATGCACAAAAAGATACAGCATTTGCTTTTGCGAGAAGTCTTGAAAGATTTGATACTCAAGATTTATCAAAACTTGCTAAATTTTTTAATAAGAATTCGGAGGAAGTTAATGACCTATAATTATAAAGTAGTCCCATGTTCTAGATTAGAAATTCGAAACTATGCTGATTATTTCCGTGATAAGACAAAGTTGTCTAATGAACTTGCCTATCCAATTGTTGAGGTTTTTGAATTATTGGCGGAAACTGGATATTATGATTATGAGATTGTTCCAATTGGGGATATGCCTAATAACTATGGAGAAACCCTCAAAGGTGAAAACTTAATTCGTATTCGTGAAGATATATATGAGAAAGCTTGTGAAGATGATGGATTTTCCAGATCCACAATTGCTCACGAACTTCTTCATTTTTTTAAACATCGTCAAGAAGAGATAGTTTTTTGTCGTACGGTTGAAGAAATGAAAAGTAGAAAAGCCTACGAAGACCCTGAGTGGCAAGCCAACTGCTTCGCAGGAGAATTATTAGTTCCAAAAAGATTAGTTAAAAATTTATCTGTTGAAGAGGTCGTAGAACAATGCAAAGTTACACAAGCAATGGCTAGTTTTCAACTTGGACAATATGAAAAAGAAGGTTGGTAAAAGAAAAAGCCTTTGAGTGGGGACTCAAGGCTTGGATAGAGCGGCTGGGTAAACCGACATACACAATATCAGTTTACCATAGTCGTCTGGATATTTCAATAGAAAGGTTTACTCTATGGTAAAAATTCAAGGTAACCGAAAAGGTTGCAAAGACGTTTTTAATGCATTCCTAGTGAAAGATGCTGCTTACGCAGGAAAAGAAGAAATTCCGATTATTAGACCTTATAATGGCATTTTGCCAGAAAAAATGGTTTTATTTTCAAAAAGGCATCAAACTAAGGAGAAATTTTCATGGCTATGTTTTTATGAGGATGATTATAAATTTGAAAATATTTGGAAGAATCCAAAACTTCATTTGGATACACTTTCTAAGTTTGAAGGGGTTATCCTTCCTGATTTTAGTCTATTTAGAGACATGCCGTATAACATGCAAGTAAATAATATATACAGAAGTCGTGCTATAGGTAATTGGCTTCAATCAATGGGAATTCCAGTCATTCCAAATATTCGTTGGGGGGATGAGAGAACTTACGATATTGCTTGCCTGGGTATATCAAAAGATAATGTGATATCTGTCGGTTCGCATGGTCAGATGAGAGATTTAGATGACAGAAAGCATTTTATCAACGGGCTTGATTATGTTGTTGATAAACTCAGTCCTCATACAATTCTTGTATATGGTGCCTTACTAGATGATGTGTTTGCTTGGTATCGTCTTCAAGGAATTAATATTCTTCACTATCCAAGTAACACTTCGTTGGCTTATATGCAGGGAGGTGCCTAATGGGGACTGGATTTCATGGAGGATTTGGTAGAACAATAGGTACTGGGGCGTTTGAATTTCATCAATCAGAAATTCCAGAGAGCTCCTCGTTACTAGATTTGATTAATCAAAGTAGTTCTGGTAAAAAGGTAGCTGACATGTATGTCGAGCTGATTGCTAACTATAAGGGCTTTCAAAAAGGCTTAGTAGGAATAGTGCTTTCCAAAGAGGATAAAGATACATATAAAGTAAAATTTTTTACTCGTGAAAATGAGATTCTAACAATCATTTTGGTACCTAAATTACTATTACGTCGCATTAATTTTATGGAATTTGAAGCATATTTTA